GAGATGAGAAAGAAGGACGGAATGGTCCTTATCATAGAGCGGCAAAAGGATTTATGGGAGAAACTTGGGACGGTGGCGACATTGCATTTCAAAAAGAATTTTGGGAAGAAGTATATAGAGTTATAAAACCAGGTGCCGTATGCTTAGCATTTGCAGCTACTAGAAACTATCATAGAATGGCAGTTGCATTAGAAGACGCAGGTTTTGAAGTAGTTGATATGATTAATTGGATATATGGTACTGGTTTTCCTAAAAGAAGAAACTTATTAAAACCAGCACATGAACCAATATGTGTGGCTAGAAAAGGTGTAAATAAAGAATTAAATTTAGATGATTGTAGAGTGCCATATAGAGATGAAAATGATAGAAGTGGTTGGCATAAAACAGGTTCAGATGGTTCTAAAGGTTATATGGGTACAGATACTTTTAAAATAAGAAAAATTGGTGCTGAAGAAATTAAAGAAAGAACAAAAAATGGTAGATGGCCAGCTAATATAATACATGATGGTTTGGAAGATGATTGGGCAAGATATTTTTATTGTGCTAAAGCAAGTAAAAAGGAAAAGGGAGATAGTGGACATCCAACAGTTAAACCTTTAGAGTTGGTAAAATACCTTGTTAGATTAATTACACCTAAAGATGGTATTGTATTAGACCCCTTTGCTGGTACAGGTACAACTGGTGAGGCTGCGATTTTAGAAGGTAGAAAATATTATTTAATAGAAAAGACAGAAAAATATATGGAATATATTGAGAAAAGAATTAACAAATATAACAAGGCATTTGTATGATGGAATTAATAGGAGTAGGATTAATATTTACTTTGTTTATGGTAATAGTATTTGCAATACCTTTATGGTTATTAATGAAATGGAATGATGAAGACCCTAAATAAAAATGAAGCACTACATTGTGCTAATGTATTTAATGAGTATTTCGGACAATTTAGCCGAATAGACCAGTATATGAGAGACCAGAAAATGGCTCAAATAGATACTATACCAACTCCACTTCCAGGTATGGGTTTAGATTCTGATATGTTCAATGATTTTACTATGTCACCAGAGGTTATGGATTTAGAAGTTGTTGAATTAGATAATCATACATGGGACACCTGTATTAATTTAATTTCAAGTCATAGTAATATGACAAGTGTTCCAGGTAAAACATTAAAACTGGCTGTTAAAGAAAAGAATACAGATAAGTATGTTGGTTTTATGAGATTTGGTTCGCCAGTTATAAATTGTAAACCAAGAAATGTTTTATTAGGTAATGTACCAGATTTACCTGTCTTTAACAAAACTGCCATTATGGGATTTGTTATTGTACCAACACAACCATTTGGTTTTAATTATCTAGGTGGTAAATTGTTGGCCGCTTTATGTTGTTCACATGAAGTTAGAGAAAAGTTAAATAAGAAATATGATATGAACTTATGTATGTTTGAAACTACAAGTTTATATGGTAACAGTAAACAAGCAAGTCAATATGATGGTATGAAACCTATGTTAAGATATAAAGGTTTAACTGATAGTGATTTTATACCAATGATACATGGCAAACCTTACCATGATTTAGTTAAGTTTGTAGAGGATAGAGTTGGCCATATAGTTAAAGAGGACGCCTCTAGTAGAAAATTAAAAATGACCAATGCAATTATAGGGTTAATAAAAAGGTCAATAGATGGTGATGAGTTAAATAAATTTAGTGATACAATTAAAAACGCAAAGAAATTAACTGAACAAAAAAGATATTATATATCAAATTATGGTATAGAAAATTATATAGATATAGTAAATGGTAAAACAGATAAGATAGTTAAAGCACAAAACTATGATAGGTTTTATGATAATGAATTGATAGAATGGTGGAGAAAACATGCAACCAGAAGATTTAATAAACTAAATGAAGATGGCCGTTTAAGAAATGACCTAGAGGTCTGGACTAAAGACAGCCAGATAGATATAATAAGATAAATATGGATGAAACTGACTATTTACAGACGATACAATGATTATATTAGTCACGATTTTCCTCCCCAGGAGCTTGACAATATTAGAAAACTCCTGTATAGTAACAATATAAAATGGTATACAATAAGTTATACTGAAACGGAGCAGATAGAATATGACAGACTTTCTAAAAGAAATAATTAAACAAACTGGCAATGAGTATGCCGGACTTGCAAGCGAAGGCGTTGCAGGCGGTGATGTTGATAATTTTATAGATACAGGTTCATATTCCTTTAACGCTCTTCTTTCAGGTTCAATTTACGGTGGTTTACCAGGCAATCGTATCACAGCAATAGCAGGTGAGGCGGCTACAGGTAAAACTTTCTTTGCATTAGGCGTAGTGAAAAGCTTTTTAGAAATGGACAAAGGCGCTGGTGTAATATTTTTTGAATCAGAAAATGCAGTATCAAAAGAAATGGTTGAGAGTAGAGGTGTTGATAGTAACAGATTGGTAGTAATGCCAGTTTCAACCGTACAAGAATTCAGAGCACAATCAATAAAAATTATAGACAAATATATAGAACAACCAGAAGATAAAAGAAAACCTTTGATGTTTGTATTAGATAGTTTAGGTATGTTATCTACTACAAAAGAAATGGAAGACACAGCTGCTGGTAAAGAAACAAGAGATATGACAAGGTCACAAATTGTCAAATCCACATTCAGAGTTTTAACACTTAAATTAGGCCAAGCAAAAGTGCCTATGATTATGACCAACCACACTTATGATGTGATTGGTTCCATGTTCCCACAAAAAGAAATGGGTGGCGGTTCAGGTTTGAAATACGCTGCTTCATCAATTATCTATCTAAGTAAACGAAAAGAAAAAGTTGGTACAGAGGTAGTTGGAAATATTATACATTGTAAAACATATAAGTCAAGAATAACAAAAGAAAATGCTCAAATAGATGTTAAGTTAACCTACAAAGAAGGTCTTGATAGATATTATGGACTTTTAGACCTTGCTGAAGAGGCAGGTATCTTTAAGAAAGTATCTACAAGATTTGAAACACCAGATGGTAGCAAAGTATTTGGCAAACAAATAATTGAAAACCCCGACAAGTATTTTACAAAGGAAATATTAAAACAAATTGATGAACATGCCCAAAAGAAATTCACCTACGGACAAGACGAATAGAAGATATATCTTTGCCCAAAAAGAAGGCACAGATTATTCTTCTATAAAAATTACAGAAGGTAAATACAAAGATGTTATTTACCATTATGGTAGAGTTGCATTTGCACCAGAGTCAGAGAAAAAACCTGATGGTAAACTACCAATGAAATTTGATTACACAATAGACAAAAATCCCAATGATTTAGATTTGCTTGAAAACCAAGAGTTTATTAATTACATTGGTGATATTTTGATTGAATTATTAGAGGAAAAATTAAAAGATGGCACAGCAATCCAGGATTGAACAAACAATACTATCTAGTTTATTCTTTAAAGAAGAATATACAAGAAAAGTTTTACCTTTTATCAAAGAGGAATATTTTGGTAATCGTGTAGAACAATTGTTATATGGTGAAGTCTTTAAATTTGTTACAAAGTATAATAATCTTCCTACAAAAGACTCAATTTTAATTGAACTTGGCCAAAGAAGAGATATTAATGAGGAAGAATTAGACCTTATAAAAGATTATGTTAATAAGATAGAAGATAGAGAGTCAGATGAAAAATGGTTAACTGAAACTACAGAGAAATTTTGTAAAGATAGAGCAGTACATAATGCAGTATTAAGTGGTATTAAAATATTAGATAAGAAAGATAAGACAAGAAATGCAGAGGCCATACCACATATATTATCAGAGGCTTTAGCAGTATCATTTGATAAGTCAGTTGGTCACGATTATATAGAAGACGCTGAAGATAGATTTAAATTTTACCATACAAAAGAAAAAAGATTCCAATTTGATTTAGATTATATGAATAGAATTACCAAAGGTGGTGTTCCTAGTAAAACTTTGAACATTGCATTAGCAGGCACAGGCGTTGGTAAATCCTTGTTTATGTGTCATGTTGCGTCAAGTTATTTACTACAAGGTCTTAATGTATTATACATCTCTTTAGAGATGGCAGAGGAAAGAATTGCAGAAAGAATAGACGCAAACTTATTAGATGTTACAATGGATGACCTCCATGATATGCCTCAACAATTATATGAAGGCAAGATTACCAAATTAAGAGAAAAGACACAAGGTCAATTAATTATTAAAGAATATCCTACAGCGGCTGCTCATAGTGGTCACTTTAAATCTTTGATAAATGAATTGGCGCTCAAGAAATCCTTTAGACCGGATGTTATCTTTATAGACTATTTGAATATATGCGCTTCAAGTAGATTTAAGGGTGGCAATATTTCATCATACTTCTATGTTAAGGCAATTGCTGAAGAGCTAAGAGGTTTGGCTGTAGAACATAATGTACCAATCTTCTCTGCTACACAAACAACCAGAA